ATGATACCAGGGCTTCACATTCGTTCCGGTCAATCAGGATCTTGTCGCGCTTGCCGTCGTTTTTCCCGAACAGCAGGTTTAACAGCCGGTAATGCTGAGAATAAAATATATCTTTCTGATCTTTGGACATCAGGATTACATTCCATCCGAGCGCCGTCAGTTCCTTTTTTAGCAGAATCGCATCCGTATCGTTCACTCCCATTTCCCGGTAATTCGGATAATACTTTTTCCATTGCGGATCCTTCTGGTTAGCCGCCCGGTCGTAATGCAGGATAATTTCCTTTCGCCCGGTAGAGAAAAAATCGTCGATTTTCTTTGCTAAAATATCCTGCTGTTCAGGATGATATACCCACATATTCTTCAGTACCCGGAATTCCCTTTCTTTGCGATTTCTTTGTGCAAACACAATCGAAGAAAACGGACCCGCATCATAACCGGCATACAGAGGCAATCTTTTGTCGTAATACCGGAGGTGCCGGCAGTGATCTTCCACTTTTTCGCCGGCAGCTATCTGATCAATATACCGGTAGTCGTATCCGTCATCGAACAGGTGTTGCTTTCCGAACTTTCCAAAAAACATATCTTTCACTCTCAATTTGCGAATTGCAAAAATGGAAGTATAAAGCATATCCCTGTCTTTGATAGACTTGATTTGATTTTGAATATAATCGATTCCCAAAATCTTAAGATTGGAAAATGACGATGCGCGAACATAACAGGTTTGCCCTTTCCGGAGAATGTCAAGGCGATCGTTCCAACGTTCTATAAATCGTTCCTGGCGCTTTATTTTTTCAAAGTCAAGTGATTTTCGAGCCATTTCAAGTTCCTGCATGCGTAAATCCACTTCATAGGCGATTTCCTGAATGCAGTCTATTATTTCCCTGTTCATGTCTTTTTCCATATCCAGGAACCAGTCCTCGTCCGTCTCAAAATTAGGAGTTGACGTAAAACCAGACCAGCCCATAAAATACGGAGACTGCCCAAACCGGGAGCGATCGGAACGCAGGATCGGCATAGCGCGTTCCAGCATAAACTCTTTCTTTATTTTCAATAACTCATCCCAAAACGAATGGGCGGCGTTAATACCCAATACGGATTCCGGACGATCGGCGGATACGAATTTGATAACGGTACCGGTATGGAATGAGATAGAATGTTTCCAATTAAATTGATGAGAAACACATTTTTTAAAATGTCTGGGAGGTTCCTTCCCCACTTCGAAATACAGGCCGCGCTCGTAATTTTCGTTCAGGTATTCCAGCAATCCAGGTAGAATATTGTCAAAGATATCGCGGTAAGTAGATGCACCGAGTGTAAGCAATGCTCCCGGCATGGAGTTTTGGACGCGATCCATCCGGGATGCCATAATATGGGTTGTTTTTCCGGATCCGCGTCCCAGCTCGCAAAGCAGGATTTGCGGATCGGCTAATTTGATGCTGATTTGCAAGGCGGAAAGATAAACCCTTTGAAAGAGGTCTTCAGCTTCGGACTTCTTCATGTTCAGTGTCGGTAATATTCAGTTCACGCTCTACCTCGTCAATCATACGCTTTTTTTCCAGATCGGTAGCATCTATATTGTCGATGATGGACAGCGCTTTTTTGTAAGCGCCCAGGATACCCTGTTTCTTTACACCCATCCGCTCCAGCTCCATGTCGGCGGAAACGATTTGATGCTTAAACCGGATGCGCTCCGGATCAATGGCATTAGCGGAAGCGCGAATCCGGTATTCGCAGGATTTTTGCAGACAGGTGCGCGCTTCCCGGAAGTTATGCCCAACCAGATTCACTTCCAGGAGTTTCATAAACAGATCGGCATAATACAGATACCAGGCTTCGGAGGTAACGCTGCAATCCTGGTTCAGATAATTGATTGCATCGTAAATCCGGCTTTTGCAGGTATGAATGGAGAGTTCGGGATAGGATTCCTTCAGTTTTTTTGCACATTCGGAAATGGAGTGGTATTTTTTGTTCAGATTCGATGCCTCGTTGATTTGCAGAATATACTCTGCCAGCTTGGGAGGAATGCCCAGCGGCTCCGGATCACGAGAGACCAGGAACTGCTCTACCGTTTCGGGAGGTAATTTTTGAAGATGCTCAATCATAAGGAATGAATTCTTTTTTCAGCTATTTTTATATATTCTGCATTCAACTCAAAGCCGATATAGTTTCTGTTATTCTCTTTAGCCACCAGGGCTGTCGTTCCGGATCCCATAAACGGATCGAGTACAATTCCCTGCTCCGGACATCCGGCGAGAATGCAGGGCCTTATCAGCTCTGTAGGATAGGAAGCAAAATGAGCTTCTTTCAATGGTTTGGTAGCTACAGTCCAAACACTTCGCTTATTTCGCATTGGCTTTTCGACACAGGTACAGTTTATGTTTTTGTCTTGATATTGTTCTGATTGACCTGTTATATCTTCTTTTAAGACATAGCCTCTCTGTGGCCAACGTTCATGCCCTCTTGCCGCAAAGCTCTGCTGATTTAATCCGGTAGAATTTTCTGCATATTTTTGAGAACCTTTCATTAAGGTATCTTTTCTTCCATCGTATACAGCAGGCTCTAAAATCAAATGGTGGTTAAAATAATAACGAGCTGATTTTGTAAGTAAAAAAATGTACTCATGAGATTTCGTGCAGCGATCCCGAACCGATTCCGGCATCGGATTAGGTTTGTGCCAGATAATATCCTGCCGAAGATACCAGCCGGCATCCCGAAGAGCAAAGGCCAGCATCCAGGGTATCCCAATCAAATCCTTTGTTTTAAGGCCTTTTGATACCGGTGCCGGAGGTTTATTCATAAAAAAAAGACTCCCTCTATTGGTTGCCTGTTTCCCTTTAAACTCTGCTAAATAGCCATGACCACTTCCTGCATAACTGTCACCTATATTTAACCAGAACGTTCCCTTTTTTTTTAGAACACGATAGACTTCAGCAAAAACCGCTAACAGTTTTGCAAGGTATTGTTTTGGATCCTCTTCTATTCCAATTTGTCCATCTGTTCCGTAATCCCGAAGTCCAAAATAAGGTGGAGAAGTGACCACACAGTCAATGGAATGATCCGGTAAATTCAAAAGGCCTGCTTTACAGTCGATATTGATGATCCGATTCAAATAAGATTCAATCATAACCCAAAATTTTCGAATATTTTGTCGTTGATACGTTTTCGATCCATCCTCTCATCCAGAACAGAATTGGAAAGCGTATCATGATCTTTCGTCGCCTTGTCGAATAAGTCCTTATCCAGGTTGTACTCTCCGGTTGTTTTCCCCTTCCGGTAGGCTTTATAAACAGCCGATCCGACGGTTGAAAAATCAATCCTGAACTGTTCTGCATCCGCAGGATCCAGAAGATCAATAATCTTTTCAACCGAATAGCCTAATATGCCGAAACTCGAAACGCTGGAAAGGAAATCCTCAGAATAGCTCATTTCTCAAACATTTTTAATTCTGTATCGGAAAGTACTTCGCCATTCCGTTTGATAACGGCCGGCATGCAGTGCTGCTTCATGAAACGGAGATACCGGCGAACGGCCAAATCACAATATTTTGGATCTATCTCTATTCCGTAGCAAATTCGGTTAGTTTGCTCCGAGGCAATGATCGTGGTTCCGGAACCCAGAAAAATATCCAAAATAATTCCGTACAGATTGCTGCAATCCAAAATAGCACCGGCAACTAATTTAACCGGCTTGACGGTCGGATGATCTTCCAGATTTTCGCGTTCTGTCGACCCGATGGAATTGATCCCGGTGTATTTCCAGATATTCGTCCGGTAACGGCCGGTAGCTCCCAAGCCAAAGTTGTTGATGTGTTTTCCTTTACCGTTCTTATAAACAAAAATCAATTCATGCTGCGAGCGGTAGAAAGAACCCATTCCGCCGTTGTCTTTTTCCCAGACAATGAGATTCTTTTGTTCCGTATAGATTTTACCGGCGGTTGAAATCTCGTTGACATGCTTCCAGTCCATGCAGATGTAATGAATCGATCCATTTTTTGAGAACTTGATCAGATTCAAGAAGCAATCTTCCAAAAAGCGGGTAAAGCGGTTTTTGTTCATTTCCCCGGATGCCATCTTGAATTCATCGTGCTTGCTTTTTCCCAATCCGACAATATCT